TGAAAAATATCGGTTTTGAACTTGCGCTTCCGTTTCCTAACAGGGGGTGAGTCAGGGGGAAGACCAGCAATCGCACCAGAAGATGCATTGTTGGTAGGAACTTCCTCAGTATATACTCTACCATTCATTTTTAGAGTTAACACCTTCATAGTTTTTGAAGTTCCTGAATACAAAATTGATCGATTTGAATCGTATCATTATTTATTTGCGGATATCGATTCAAGTAAATCATAAAACTTTTTAGAACTGTCCAATACTCACTAGAAATTTTATAGAAAAGTAATGGAGTTGCCGCTTCACCAAAAACATTATAAATGATAATCATATGATTTAATATCAAGTGTAGTTTGAGGTTGCCCGTCTTTAAATAAGTTTTGAGCAACCTCTTTAGATACTTAAATCTTTTAAGATCATCGTAGAAGTCATCCTTAGTTACTGCCTGAGGATTATCATAATGTTTAATTGCAAAGAAGAGGTAGTTATCCTCATTCAATTCAGTAAACTTCATAGATTATCATGCAATAGTGAGAGTAAGGTCATCACCAGAACCACCTGCACCCAGGATATTGGTGTAAGTAAGTTCAGATGCAACAGAGGTGCCCTTATCAAAGATAGTACCACCGTTCAGATCAATTGGCAATCCAGGCAGTGACAGATCTTCTGCTTGTGAAGGAACAGTGAAGTCAAACTCAAGACGGTTTGATCCAGTTCCACGTGCATATGCTGCATTGATGTTACCAGTTACACTACCAACAAGGGTAAATTGTGGTGTTCCAGTAACGTCAACTTGCTCGTTGTAGACAACAACAACGGTTCCAGTATCGCCCTGTGCCAGTGCTTCTTGCTCAAAGAATACAGCAGTGATGTCTGCCTCTCCAAGAGCAGCAGCAGGATCAGTTCCACCAGCAAGACCACCAATCGCTACCAGGACTTCATCCCAGTAACGTGCAGTATTCTTATCAGCACCCTTGTAGTGACGCAGAACCCATCCTTGCTCTGTTGCAAAGCAATCTTCAGCAAGACCTACCTTGTTTACATTATCTAACCACTTTGGTTTTGATTCGTCAGTTTCTGTTTTTCCCCAGAGAGGCATCGTTAAACTCCTGTATAATACTATTTGATTGCGTATAAAGATATTTATAAAAAAAGGAGGGTTACCCCTCCTGGTAGATTATCGTTTGGGAGGGAATAGTGCTTTCTCTAATTCCGCTACCAAACGATCATCAATTTTATTGTCAGTTCTTGATACTGCCTTTTTGGCAAGTTCAAGCATGAATCTCTTGATGAGATCATCAAGGTTGTCGGGGATTGCATCAACTGCAGCGTTGATGATTTTGATTGCAAGTGGTACTAAAAAGTTTGCCATGATTAAAACAGCAAGGTCAAATTATATATCACTTTTTAGCGTTTTTATTGGCAGTAGCATACATGACTTGCTTCGCCTTGTCACCATAACGTGCCTTAAGGTCACCCATATTCTTCTTCATGCCCTTGACAATATCTTCTTTCTTCTCTTTGTCAACTTCTTCGTTGACACCATCTTGATACTTACGACGCTTGACTTTAGATGCTTTCTTTGCAAGGCATTTCTCACATCCACAATCTTCGCCTGAGCATGTTTCACACTCTTCTTTCATGTTGTTAGCACCTTTCAGTTTCTTATTCTTATCAAAGACACTCTCAGGATCAGTAGCATCTTCAATCTGAGGATTAACTACTACACCCTTAACATCCTTCTCAAGAAGTTCAGTTCTCCAATCAGAGTACTCTTCCTTCTTAGTTCCTTTCTTTGCTTTAATTGCAGCAGAGACCGTAGCACGTCTCTTGAGAAGATAAGAATCAGATGCGTCCTTGTCACCGTCATTATCTACATCACCATCTTCTTTACCAACGGGATCCAGTTTCTTCTTCTCTTCAATCATTTCACCTTCTGCCTCAAATCCTGCCTTGACACAGTTATCAACAGTTTTACCACCCTTTTGTTTGGTGCCAGCAAGTTTGTATCCTTTCCAACATGCCTTACCATCAAGACCCTTTGCCTTACCTTCACTGATGATTTCAATGTATTGAACTGCAAGATCCTTCATACGCTCAGTGCCAAACTGAGCATCAATTGCTTCAATCAGTTCTTCATCTGTCGAATTCTCTACAATAATTCTATCAACTTTAGATGCAATCTCTCTTTGCTCAGAGACATTCAATCCAAGCATCCACGCTGATAATTCTACAGTGGTATTCATCTTCTCTTCTTTAATCGGTTTAGTTTTATTTATACGCTGCTTAACTTCGGAAGGTTTCTTCAACATGTCATAATCAGATCCAGGTGCCATGTCAGATGCTAACTTACGATACGCATCAGTTCCAACTAAACGTTGATCAGAACTAACAGTAGATCCTGATTTGTTCCACTGTTTATATTCTTTAATATCAGTCACCCAAGACCTAAACATTGTACCTTCTTCTGTAATAGCAATAACATAGTTAGGACCACGACGATGTACTTTCCCAACTACACCTTCACCATTCTGCACATACGAACCAACCTCATACAGGTTTCCATGCCTGTATGAGGTCTTTGTTGCATTTGAACTAAACTGTGAGAATTTCATTTAATCTTCTTCTGATGAAACGTCTATGGACATTGATCTACTTTGTATATATTCATCCGAAAATACTCCAGCACGAACTCCTCTGACTACACTACCTTTATACTCTACATCATCAGATAAAGATGGGTCTTTATAAGAAACGGTTCTGTATTCTTCACCTTGTCTAGCAAACAAAGTTGGTTCATAAGTGCCGTTCAAATCATTAATTTGACCCCTGTCAAGTAATTTAGTTGTAAAATCCATACGAAGTTTTGCCCTTTTTCTTTTAGTTGCTCGTTCTATAATAGTTAAATTTACCTGCCCTTGAGCAAACAAATTTATATTATTAGACGACAATCTATCTGCACCATTGTCAAAATCTTTACCAAACACAGCACGTTGTTTGAGGTTAGTGTCTTTGATTTTCATGTAGTATCCTCTACCATAAAAATCAGTTTCTTGCTTTTCAGAAATTATTTTTCTAAATTCAACTACTTGTTCATGATCATGAATGGAATCTCCAGCACGACTAGAGATTCCAGAATACTGTTGGAAAGATCTAGCAGTATTTCCATCTTTATGTGAGATGAAAAATTTAGCAGCGCCGTTTACATCTATTCCAACAAAATCTGCTTTATGCCCAAAAGGACCAGGAACCATTCCAATAATGTTTTGATACAAATCACCTTTAATTAACACATGTACTGGAGATCCTCGCCCAAGATCTTCTAGTTTATCATTAAACTTTTTGATAATCTCATACTCAGTTGCATTGTCTGGAGTTCCGTTAATATACGTTGCTTGAGGATTATTATTCTTAAAATTCTCAAGCAACGTATTTCTAAATCCAGTTTTTAACCACGCATTTCCTATAAGAGGTTTAATTAAAATCCTAGTGAGTACAGATAAACCCTTTATCTCAAACGATAGAACCGTACTAGATCCTTGGGTACTCCATTCCCATGGGATCCCCTTTGTGTTTAAGAACTCTTGCATAGAATCATGAAGAGAGGTTCTATCTTTTGTTCTCATAACTATGTTATGAAGGGCACTAGAACTTTTTGGAGCAAAAGCTCCAGTCGATGGAATGCCAGATGTTCTTGGATCGTATCGACTAGAACTTATTGTACTCGAAATCAAACTCCAAAGTTCTTGGGGAGTGGTTGGCATTTTTACTTTTATTTATCTGTCGCCTTGCTTACGATTCTCTGAGAAGTAAACATCAAAGGCACCTTCAGGATAACGTTTCTGAAGTTTATTGACGTTAGTTTCAACCACTTCATCAAAAGAAACTTCTAGTGCCATACATGCTTGAGCAACGTACCACATAAGGTCACCCAACTCAATAATAAGATGCTCTCGATTATCGTCGTTCCAAGGTTTACCTTGGAAAACCATCTTCTTAATGATCTCAAGGAACTCACCACCTTCAGCATTAATACCAACCCCAGCAGTAAGCAGTCGTTCAATATTGGCACCCTGACGATCCAACTCGCCAATTCGATCAGCAAAATCAACAAAATTTGTTGAGCACTTAGAAGTAACTGCTGCCACAAATTCTGCATAACGATCAAAATCAATATGCTTAGTCAAAAGTAAATCCTCCAAATTTGTTTTTGTTAGTAGGGGTTTCGTCGTCATTATCACCTGCATCCAGGATGTCGTTCTGGGCAGATTGCTCACAATCATACAACCTCATCTTGGATCTGTCAATACCTATGGCAAACCTCTTATTGACAGTGATGTCGTTGTAACGATTCTTTAATTGTTTTACAAGTATCTGCCCGAGTTGCTCCGATTCTTCAGTGCTAATAAGGGCAAACATAAGATCAGCAGTAGCAGGGAGACCAAAGGACTCAGAAGTGTCAGTAAGGTCAACATCAGTGCTGCCATAACCGCTGCGAGTGGTTTGAGTAGCAGAGACGATTGGCACATTTTGTTCCACAGCAAGACCACGAAGTTCTTCTGCAATTCCCTTAACCAAGGTGTACGAGTTAACAAAACTTGCCTTGAATCTTTGTGAAGTACAGATATTAAGGTAATCCACAAATATAATATCGGGTCTAAAACCTTTCTTGAGAGACAGATCACTAATAAGAGACCTAAAATGTCCCACATGGGCAGATGCAGTAGGATACTCTTTAATGATAAGTTTACCATTGGTCTTCTTCATCAAGTTAGTAACCTTACTCTCATACATTTTATGAGGTAAAGTAGCAAGATCTCGAATAGGAACACCAAGCAAGTTAGCATCAATACGTTCTGCAATCCTTTCTTCTGCCATCTCACAAGTAATGTATAGTACATTCTTACCTTGGAGAAGACATGCTGCTGCTACGTGGCACATGAACAAAGATTTACCCACACCAGTACCAGCGAGGGCAATGTTTAATGATTTATTAGGAAGACCACCCTTAGTGATCTTATTAAACATTGCTAAATCAAAAGGCATCTTTGCTTCTACAGTATTGTAGAAATCATATCTCTCTTGATAATCCCCTAAGTAATCGTGACCAATCCTATTATCAAAAGAAACAGCAATAGCATCAGAAAGAATAGAAGGTATAGAACCTTTATCTCTTTCCTTATCATCACCATCAGCAATTTTAATACTATCAAGTAATGCAAGATAGATGGCACGATTACGACACCACTCTTCTGTTGTATCTAGCAACCATTGGAAATCACATTGCTCATCTTCTAAGTTTTGTATGGACGCACTGACATTCTTGAAAGTGTCATCACTCAGATGAGATGCTGCTTGGAGATCAACCTCCAGAGATTCTTTGGTTGGGCACTTTTCATACTTCTCAATGAAAGTTTTGATCAATTTGAAAAGTGTTACGTTAGTGTCCGACTCAAAGTAAGACACCTTCAAATATGGAAACACTTGACGACGATATTCGTCGTTACATACAAGGTTTTTTAAAATTGTAAATTCAAGTGAATTCATAAGTAATGCAAATAAGTGCTTAGAATGTATTTGTCCTCACTTATTGTAGGGTTTCCCCTGTGAGGTATCATCCATAGCGGAGGGAACACGATCATTCTACCACGCTTTGGTCTGATAAATTTATTGATTCCAGCAAAATAAGTTTCTCCACCCTTCTCTACATCATTTAAGTAGATCAGGAATGTAAGAAACCTTCTTGCGGATACATGATCCCCAACATCGACATGGGTATCAAATTGATCTGTAGTGCCTTTCCTATATTTCTTTACCCGTGGATACTCATATGTGTACCTCCCAGGTAACCATTCATCACAATCAACTTGATCCACGTACTTGTCTAGGAATGGATTGAGTTTATGAATACATTCTTGAACCATTGATTCATCAAACACGTATTCATGAAATCTTGGTTTCAATTCATGGTCTATGAATTTTGCCTTTCCAGAATCAATACCACTATTGATATATTCAATCAAAAAGTCGCAGTAAGATTCTGAAAAGACATTATCATATACTCTAATGAAATCTTCAATACTACTCAATGCCATACTTAAACTCCTGCTCTGCTGCCCAATCAAGTTTCTCCATTATTTCTTCGGTGAAATATTTTTCGGGATCAGCAAGTACAGCAGAAGGATAAACAGAGGATTCGTTAATAACGACACGATTGCCCTTGCGCTCGAATACTCCGTACTTCTCACCCAGTTCCAATAATCCATAGTACTTGTCAAGACCACGGGCATCGAAGAAGAGTCGAGTTGCAACTTGGGAGTTCTCCTTTGTAAAACGAGATTTGTTTGCTTTAACTTTAATAATATTTCCTACAACATCAGTGCCATCTTTCTCTTTCGATTTAGAAAGATGAATGATTGTAGAAGCAGCATACTTAAGACCACTGCCGCCCCCCATGTCGGTTTGTTCTCCATAGGGATTCATCGTTTTATATGTATGATTGGTTACAATCATAGGAACTCTCAGTTTACCAAGTTTACTGGTAATGATTCTGAATACTGACTTAATGACTTGAGATTTAGTCATGTCTCGAACTTGTTTATCAGACAAGGCATCATCAAGTTCTTTTGCTGATGCCAACATGCCAAGAGAATCCAAGATAATCAAAAGAGGTTTACGATCCTCTTCCTTTGTCTTGAGAAGATTATCAAGGATGCGAATGATTTGAGTACGAAACTCTTCAATAGTGTCTACTGGAAAGTGCCATGCACGCTCTGGATCAATACCCCTGTTCTTGAAAAGATCTGAAGTTGCTGCTGCTTCACTATCAAAATAGAAAACTGCACCATCAGGATTATTGTCAAGGAAGTTCTTAGCAATAGCAATTGCATAAAAAGTTTTGCCAGTTGCCTGTTCACCTGCAATAGCAGTGACTCGGTTGTCAGGTATTCCACCATGAATACTGCCACTCAACATGGCGTTAAGGATATAAGATCCCGTAGGAATGTATCCCTGTTCGGTAGATGATTCCGAAACTACTTTAGCATATTCATTCTTTGCCTCTTTGGCAAGTGTTTCAAAAATACTCATGCGAATAGAAACTCCAAGTTAACTTCTTTTTCTGTTTTCCAACCAATCACGTCAAGAATAATCTTGAGTGGATCCAAGAATGATTTTTGAAATTGCATCTTGTAATCGATGTTCTTGCTTATGTTAATTTCACCAGGGAAATTAGAAATAAACGAGATGACATTTTCACCAAGAATGTTAGGTGTTTGCAGATATACAAACTTAATCTTTTCCCCCTCTTGGATCAAAGGATACTTGTGAATAAGTTTGTTCTTTTTGAGTTGGAAGTTGTAGAGGAGAGAACCTCGTACATGGATTGGGCAACTCTTCTTATACAGGGTAGCATCTCCCTTCCACTTTGTCAATCCATTCACGCTCCGAGGGAACGCAATCTGCTCAGGTGGCATTTGATAAAAGTCACTTTTAAATTTGTCAATGAACTTAATCAAATCCTCTTCCGTTCGAGTCATGATAATATTGAGTGCTTCTTTAATCTTAGTCCTACAAGGTGCAGGAGTGGAAGATTTAACTGCTTCAATACCCATCATCTTCAGTTTAGGTTCTGCATAGCGGACACCTTCACTGTCCCAAACATTTAGAATGTAGCGTTTCTTTGCTGTCCAAATTCCTTTGTCAGCAATGTTCTCACGCTTCATAATCATCTTTTGCTCATATGCCGAAACATAATCCGCAAGTTCCTGATAACTGGATTCGATGAACGGTTCCAATTTGTCCTGACAGATCTTATCCAATATGGAAACAA